TATCCACCTCAACCGGTTCAAACGCTTCGCCGGTCATGGTGTATTTACCGTTGAGAACAGCAGCCACAGCCTGTTTCTCTTCCACCTGAGCAATCGCCAGTTCTTCATCCTTCATGTTCTGCAGGATAATGCGACGGCGGCGGTAGGCCGGGTCAGCCAGATTTTGCGGGTCTTCATCCGGCAGGCGGCGCAGCGTCATCTGCGGGTTTACCTCGTGCTTGGGCTTGACGTAACCCGGCGTAAACTCTGACGTTGCGCCGCCGCGGGAGCGGATAACCTTGCCGGAAATAACAGGCGAGACGTACAGCGCCATGTTGACCATGCCCGGAATTTGCGACAGATACACCTTCTCAGTGCTGAAAGGGTAGCTTTCACGGAAGAAGATACGCAGGAAAAGCGGATCGAACTTGAATTTCTTCTCATTGACCGCCAACAGTTGGGCCGTTGTGTAAATTGACATAGATGTTTCCCGTAAAAAAAGCCGCGATGGCGGCTTCTGTGGATGATGGTTAGTGTTAAGTCGGATGTCAGACGATACTGATGGCTGTACCTGCGAATGCGTTGCGTTTGATGTGTTCATCCGTCACCGCATCCGGCCAGAGTACATCTTCAATACGGAAAGAGCCGGACTTATAGAATGCCAGCTCAGTGCTGCTCTGGTCGGCAGACACCGCCAGAACGCCACAGGCAGCCCCCGCATGCTGGCCATCCCAGACGGTCAGTTTGCCGGAAGTGGCATCCAGCATCAGGGGCGTCATCGCCGGTACTGCTTTCGTCAGTTCACCAGGTGCAAAACCGGTATGCGCCGGATCACTGTTCCCGAGGGGCTGATTGTGCGTAAATTGTTCAGTGTTAGACATGTTGACCTCTTAAACAGGCGTATTTAACAAATCGTCACCCGCTTCGGCAGAAGCGCTACCTGCCGTTACGGTGCCGGGTGCGGTTTCCATCAGACGATCCAGCGCGGTATCCGTACGCGCCTGAGCACTCAGAGGAGCCGCGGCAAGGATGCGCTGGGCACTTTCCACCGTCATCCCGGGCGTTTCCGCCAGCGCGCGCGCCTGTGATTCACGCCCTTTCGCCTCTTCACAGTTCAGGATCCCCATAATGCGACCGTTTTCGGCTGCGACCGCCGCTGCCACCTGGCTGCTGATATCAACAGTTGCGCCCGCTGCAGGGTCAGTAACGACCGCAGCAGGCACGTCAACGGTGGTCACGGTCTGGTCAGCAGATGCTGCTGGTTGAGTGGTATCTGCGGATGCAGTAGTACCTTTCATGCTTCCTCCCCGGGAAATCATCGTTCGTTTGTTAATTGCATCGCGCATAACGTTCAGCGCATCCATGTTGTTGACCAGCTGCTCCGCCAGGCCGTTGTCAACTGATTCCTGGCCTGAAAACACAGCTGCTTCAGTATCAAGAACGGCCTGAACCGACATGCCGGTATAACCCGCCACCTTTTCAGCGAACATCTGCCGGGTAGCGTCGATACGCGCCTGAAAATCTGCGCGTACCTCTTTGGGTAATTTCTCGTAGGGGTTCCCGTCCACCTTGTGATCGCCGCTGTAAATCAACGTGACCTCAACGCCGCTGGTTTTAAGGGCGGCGCCGTAATTGCTGTGGGCCATCATGACCCCGATGGATCCCGTTCTGGCCGTCTGCGTCACAAGCCGACGTGATGCCGCACTGGCAATCAGCTGGCCAGCGCTGCAGTTCATATCGTTGGCTAACGCCCAGATGGGTTTGATATCCCGCATGCGGGCGATGATGTCCGCACAGTCAAAGGCACCCGCCACCATTCCACCTGGCGTATCCATATCAAGAAGAATACCGTCTACACCCGGATCGCTGATTGCCTGCTGGAGGCGGGCGATGATGCCGTTGTACCCCGTCATCCCCGAATACGGCTGGAGTGAGCGGGTTTTACTGACCAGCGTCCCGGAAACAGGCAGCACCGCGATACCATCAGTGATCTGGTAGCTACGCGCCGGCTTTGGCCCCATTTCCTCATCATCACCAAAGAGTGTCAGCGGTTCAGCCATCTGCTCTGCGCCAAGCGTAACGCCCGACACGGTGTCGGTCAGACGGGTGATACCTAACTGACCAGCGAGCGCGCAAAAGAAAACCCGCGCATAGGCGGGTTCAAGTAAAAGCGGCTCATTGAAAGCCATACTGGCAATGTGCGGGAGATTACGCAGCTCTGGCGTCATCGGTCCCCTCCTCATTCGATTTTTTCAGTCCAGACTCAAAGGCCGAAGCAGCCCACGCTGGAGGTTTAAGTCCCGCAGCGCGGCGCTCCATCGTTTCACGAACCTGCTGGGCAAAGATTTCCTGATAGTCTTCCCCGCGTTTGGCGCATTCCTTCTCATAGGTGCTCAGCCCCGCCTCAATGAGCATGACGGCCTCCTGCACCTCCTTGAGTCCGTCAATGGCCATTCGCCCGGAGCCGATCCAGTCAGCATTTCCCCAGGCGCTTCTCGCCTCCTGAAAACTGAACCGGGCTTTAGACGGTAATGTCACCACGCGGCGGACAATGGCCTCTTCCAGCCAGCATAAAAACATCTGACAGGCCTGGCGGGAGGCAACAAATTTGCGACGCCCCATAAAGTACGCCCAGGACTCGTTAGCACTGGCGCGGGCGGTGGAATAACTCATCTGCGAATAGTTGCGAGAGAGTTGCTCATACGATACCCCCAGCCCTGCAGCAATGTAGCGCAGCAGAGATTGTTCAAACGTCGAATAGCCGTTGTCAGTGTCCTGCGCTGACTGAAGATTCAGGGAGTCGCCCGGCATCAGATGCGGCACCTTCGCGCCCCCGAGACGAACCGGCGCCGCGGTATAGTACGAGGCCATCTCCCCCAGCCAGCCGGTCATCTTGCTTTGCTGCTCTTTACTGTCTGAGCCGAGAATAAAGTCCATCGCGGTTTGCGTATCCAGCTCACTTTCAATCGTGGCGGCATACATCGCCTTGACAATCGCGCTCTGGAGCTGCGTATTCTGCAGCGTATCGAGCATTTTCATTTGCTCCATGACGCTGTAAAACACGTTGGCACCGCGTGTCTGCCCATCTTCCAGAGGTTCAAACACGTGGATAAAGGAAGGCCGCCCGCCGGGCAGTTCACGCGGGATGTAGGTCCACTTCTGCGCCATCCACCCCGGATAGCCATCCTCGCTGACGTAATATCCCAGCGCGGCGCCACTGTCATTTGTTCTGACACCTGCCCGGCAGTTTCGCGTGTCTCCGGCGTTATTGGGGTTGCTGATGCGTTTTGGGCTAACCATTTTGAACTGTGTGCGGAAAAGACGCGTGGAATCACTGTCCCAGGTGGCCTGTGCACATAACTCACCGTTAAACGCATGCATGGAAACACCCTCGCGGATCATCATGGTGAATGTACGCTTACGTTCCGCATCAATGCAGCAGCAATCATCCTCCGCAAATTCTTTCCAGGCCGCCTCAACTTCACGGGAGAACGCCCGGGCCTCTTCCTCTCCAATGCCCAGAAAACGCCAGCTGGGGCGATAACTGAGCCGGAAAAACGATCCGACAATGTGGTCCTGATGGAGCTGTACCGCGTTTGCCGCATAACCGTTATTGCGGACCAGATCGTCAGCGCGCGCGTTACCACGGGAAAAATTAGGCAATAACGCAGCATCTGCGCTTTCACTCGGTGGATTCCAGGCGCGGAGCTGACCGCCAAAGCCACCAGCACCGCCATGATATCCGGCATAATCCCGCAGAGCGGTTTTACCGTCCGGTCCTAACAAAGCAGGTGTTTTCATGCGTAAAATCCTGCCGGACCCCGGCGTCGTGGAGTGGTGCCAACCTGTGACTCAAGTTCGGCAATGTATTTCTTCAGGTCACTGACTGAAGTCGCAGTGAACTCAACCCGCCGGCCGTCTTTTTGCACCGTTGCCACCCGCTTTCCCATCATGAGGTCATGCAACGCAGCACGGGCGGCATCCAGATCAGTCTGTGTCGCCATTATTCATCTCCAGATAATGCCCGGGCATAATCAGCCAGGGTTTTGTTATTGGTCCGCCCCCCCTCTTCCTCCAGCAGGCTCGCGAGCAGTGAATCAAGATTCAGTTGCCATCGCGAAATACTGATCCGCAGGGCCGCCAGCGCATACACGAAGCAGTCCAGCGCCTCATTTCGTCGCTTTTTGCTGTCCCAGACGATTTTCTTACGCCCGTCCACCCATTTTTCAACCTGCTCCTCAGCAGTAAGCTGCTGTGCCTCAGCCAGATCATAAATTTCGGGGTTATTGGGGAAATGCACGGCACCGGCAAGAGGATCACTCCCTTCCGGCTGAAGTGTGAAGCGGTTATAAATCTGCTCCTTTGCGGTATCAGTACCCACTTCCGTAAGATAAACGCCGTTCTTGTTGCGTTTACGCGGCATATTCGCGACGGGCTTGCCGTAAACGGAAGCCCCTTTAATCGGGATCACGCGAAACAGGCCATGCTTTTTTGAGCGATTGTAGACAATGGTGGGGTCAATACCGCCGATATCCCAGCAGATACGGGATACCGACATTTCCACGCCATTCTTTCGGGGGTAGGTTTTGTTAATCGCCTCGTCCACCCTGACGAGGGTCGCTTCATCATCATGACGGCCCATAATGATTTGCCGGTCAATCAGCCAGCTTTCCTCTCCGGGTCCCCATCCCCAGACGCGCATTTCATATCGATCCAGCTGTGAGTCAATCCCGGCTGTCAGATAAGCAACACGATCCGGTACGGATGCGCCGAAGAACTCTTTGCGTTCGGCCATGAGCTCCGCGTCAGGCCGTTCACCAATTTTAGGCTCCCATGTTTCGCCCAGAGTGGTGTTCACGAAGGTTTTACGCTTTCCGGTATCCCCTTTCGTTTTTAGCCAGTCTTTAACGATCTGTACCCAGGTGGTAAACGGGCTGTATGCCGTCCAGATGTGAAACGTCACGCTGTCTGGCGGGTCGATTTCGGTGCCTGTTGATGAAAACCAGGATAAACCATCACGCGTCCAGATCCCGGTGGTGTCACAGATGTAACGAGCTTCACTGAAATCCAGCTCCTGCTGCTTAATGACGCAGGCATTATGTTCACACAGGTAAAAGACGCTGGAGGGATCGCCAGGTGTCCATTTGAACCCGAACGGGGTTTCTTTGTCGCCGAACTTCAGGTACTGCTCTTCACCACAGTGCGGACAGGAAACATGAAAACGCATGAAATGCCCGGACTCGCTGGCAGCACGCTCAATCTGGCAGGTCCCCTTTGTTTTTGGCGTTGAGCCGCGAATAGATTTGGGCCAGACAGACCCCTCAATACGTTTATCACCC